CACAAAAACTAATAATTTTATCTAATAATCCAACATAGATCTGTTTAGATCTCATGTCATATAAATGTATTTCCCCGTTCCAATTTTTATTTCTATATTGGGGCATAAATTTTGCATTTGGAACCTCAAATTTAAACTCATCTCTGAGTTCATATTCAATATGAGGTTCAGTTTTTATCTTTAAAAATACTTCGTTGGACTTGGATATAATAAGGTCTGCTGTTTTATCAATCAAAACTATCCATGCATCTGAAGTATTTATTTACCCCAGTCCAGCATTAAATCGCATAAATTCGATTGCATTTTTGATTTGATATGTTCGATTTTGAATGACTTTAAGAATACTTTCTATGTATACAAGCATCGTGTCATAGTAATCTATTTTTAAGCAAATTGTAGAAAGTTTTTCATCTGCATCAAGATACTTTTGCATCGTATCTTTATCACGAATCTTTTTTGGAAAGGGATTTTCTATATAAACTTCTGGATCTGCTTTACCAGAATAGTATTCATATCTTTGGTGTCGAATATTTTTCTTTTGCTGCTCTGCTTTTTTTCTTAAAAGAAAAATTGTATTATAAAGTTCAAAATATTTTGCATGAAGAGAAGGAATATTTAACGACTCTGTATGTAAATTGTCTGGATCAATCTTTGAATCTTTTTCCCACATTTCTTGAAGTTTTTCAAGATCAATACTCATAGTGGATTTCCATCCAAATCTGTTATTTCGTATATAGTATACTTGAAAGTTACATCTGCTGTAAAGTACTGGATATCTGTATCTGTCGCATCAAAATTTAATGAAGATAAACTGTATGGCCATAAATCATTAAATTTTATTTTAAAATTTGGAGTTAATGAACTACTAAGAATTGTTAATGTTCCGTCAGAGTAAATATTCATATTTTTTGATTCTGACATATCAACATATTCTTGTTGATTTTGAAGATCATAAATGTCTTTTAAACTATCTGGATATCCCAAACCACGAATCCAATTATGAACTTCCATATAATTCTTTAAATCTTCATCGACTAGAAATCGAAGAGTAAAATCATCAAAAACTATTTTATCTCCAGGAGTATCAATGTCTTTTAGATAAGTTGGTTGTATTGCAACACCCAAAGTCATTCCTGGAATATTTGCAGAATTACTAAAAAATGCAACTTTAGGTGCTCGATTTAAAGTAAATTTAAAACCAGTTGGAGATAAAAAATTTCTATTCTGTATCTGATTATCAAATATATTTGATGTTGACATTTTTTTGAACTATTTAGATGAACTTTTCCCATCTACTACCAGTCCCATTATATTTTATTGACCTACTTATGCTACTTTCTAACACTCCGGTGTCTATTCTGGCATCTTTCATGGAGTTGTAAACTTTTCCAGTAGTTCTATCTTTTACTGAAACTATTCTTGATTGTCTTGTTGCTTCCTTTACATGTTCTGGACATTGGCGACCAAGTGTTCCACCATCTCCACCTAAAGTAGCATTGTAATGTGGTTTTAGTTTATCTATCCAATATATTTCTCTTTCTCCATGATTATTTTTATCAGTTTCTTCTATAATTTCCCATATAAAATTATCTCTTCCATATTTACGCAAAGCATTTGGAAATGGTGCATTGCTATTTTTATTTGTAGCATACCACCAATGTTTATATTCTCGGTTTTCAATAGGACCTTTACATCTACCAATATAAAATTTATTATTTATTTTATTGGTCGATTTGTAAATATAAAACATATCACCAAAGTTTTTAACTGTTTTATTTATAAAAAAAGAGGACCTTTTTGAGGTCCTCCAGATAATCTCATATGAGATTTACATGAGATTTTTGACAGCAACACGTCTGTAGTAACGGTTTGCATTGATCTTAAGACGACCCAAACCTTGATCGGTTCCTTCTGCAAATGGATTGGCAACAAGACCGTAACGGGTCTTGAATCCAATTTTTGGTTGGAAGGAGTTCTCACCAACGGCACGAACCATTTGGAGAGGAACATATGGGCAGTAGAACAGACCAGCATCATAAGGGGAAGAACCCTTATAACCAACAACGTAATACTGGTTACCAGGTGATGCATTACCTGCAGTCAGGTTTGCTGAATAAGGATCGATATAAACACGATACTTACCTTGCAGAACACCAGCAAAGGTATTACCAGTGTCATCAACGTTAAGATTTGCGTTGAGTGCAGGGGTGTAGTCGAGAACACCAGCCATGGTCAGCGCAGAAGCAACGTCTGCAGAGCACATGATGATGTTGCCCTTTCCTCTACGAGTTCTTTGTGCGATTGCGTTCGCATCACGCTCGATTTGGAACAGAAGACCCTTGAACTTCTCAACAGACCAACGACCGTTTGAATCGGTATCAAGGTCGAATACACCTGCTGTAGCAACATTTTGTACAGCACCTTGTTCAGCAACCTTATAGATGGTTCTGATGACTTCACGGTTGATTTCAGCAAGAATCTCAGTTGACAGAATGTTTGCCAACTCAGCTTCTGCATTCAGACCATGAATTGCCTTCAGATCCTGTGCAAGCTCAAGTGAGTACTCGGCTTTCAGTGCTCTAGACTTCGCAGTAACAGTGACTTTCTCGATTGAGAATGCCATCTGGTTGAATGCATCAGCACCCGTACCATCAAGATTCTCAGCATCACCAGTTACCATTCCTTGACCAACATTGTAGCCAAGGGAAGAAGCAGTTGCAACTGGGTTGAGAACAGAAGGATTTGTGCCCGACTGGATGGTTGTACCCATACCAGCAACAGCATCAGTAAATCCTGCACTTTCATCAAATCCAGCATCCTGACCAGAGAATGTGGTATCTGCTTCGTTGTAGAATGCTTCAGTACCACTCTGGTTAGTATAACGAGAACGCATTGCGAAAATAAGTCCAGTAGGACCACTCATTGGTTGAACACCAGCCAGGTCATATGCGACCAGGTTAGGCATTGAACGACGAATCAGAGAGATCAGAACTGGATCGAAACCTGCGGTAGGACCAGCAGCAGTGCTATCAGCACCAAATCCGCCACCAAATCCAGCAGCATTTCCACTGTTAGTTGGTGTTTCCATGAGATTCTGCATCGAACCATGTTCAAATGCAGATTGCTCTCTTAAAAATCTTTCTTGGTTTTCGAGCAGGACAGCGGTTACAGCTCTTCTGTGTGAATCTTTGATTGAATCAAGACCCTCATAGTTGAGGAGAGGTGCCCACTTTTCCTGCAGATGCTCAGATTGGAACATTTGCTTTTACCTTTGTTGTATGGATGTTTTGTTTGAATTATATTAAATTCAATTATTTGCTAAATTTTGAAAGAGTATTCAGATATGTTGCCATTGAACCTGAGATTGACTCAGGTGCATTGTCTACACCTTCTGAAAGAGATTCAGTTTTAGCTCTTGGAGATGTTACTTTGGAAGGAAAATATGCCTCCTTTAAGGTCTCCAGTTTTTCACGATATTCTTCTTCACTTTCAAACTCAACACTTTCGGCAAGTGAAGCGAGCTTGTCTTTCTGAGTGGCAGCAAGACCCTCAGAAATTTGGTCAAAGATTCCATCAGCAACCGACTCTGCGAGACGTTTGTTAAGGGAAATATTTTTCTCAATCTGCTCGTTGAGTTTTGTCTCCATGTCATCAAGTTTTTCTACCATGCTCTCAAGCACATTATATTTTTCTTCAGGGATTGATACATAATGTTCTTCAAAAAGTCCTTTCAGACCAGTCATGAAGGATTCGGTTAATTCCTCCTTCAGACCAGTTTCAATTGCGAGTGAATTTTCTTGGAACCATTCTTCAGAAACGTATTCCAGATAAGAGTCAATACGATCTGAAAGTGATTCTGCAATCTCTTGAACTTCTTCAACTAAACGTTCTTGGTATTGAACTTCAAGAGATTCCTTGACTTGATTTACTCTTGAAACTATAGCAGCTTCAAAAATTGTCTTTGCTTTTTCTTTAAACTCTTCAGAAAGTTCTTCACCTTCAACAAGAGCTTCTACATCTTCTTCGATGTCATACTGTTCTTCAACTACTTCTTCTTCATCTTCATCTTCTTCAGTATCAACTTCTTCATCTTCATCTTCATTTTCGGAAATTACAGACTCAATTTCTTCGGTCTCTTCTTCTGAAATTAAATCTTCATCTTCGAGTTCTTCTTCTTCTTTCATGCCATGCATTGCTTCAGCAGGTTTTGCACCTTTATTTACAACATCTTTAACTTGCTTTAGTGTTGTTCCAGGTGTCTTGAGTTTTGCTGTACCATTTTCGTCGTTAGTATAATCTTCCGGTCTAGGTCCACCCAAATCTTCCCAAGAACCTGTTTGTCCATCTGGAAGATTTCCGGACAACTTAGGCATAGGATCTGCTGCCTTTGCATTAGCATTAACAGCAGTTTTGGATTGCTTAGTGCCTACTTCCATTTCTTGTAAATTTTTACCACGAGACATTTGAACTCTCCGATTTTCCTGTATTAAATCTATATTTATTTATAATTTAATAAATTACAACGAATTAATGAAATCGTTGAATAAGTTTAGTTTATTCTCTTCCAATCTTTTTTGATCGACAAGAGTATTAATTTTTCTTTTTGTCTGCTCTGCAAGTTTTTCACGAAGAATTCCTCCATCCCATATCCATTCCTTTCCTTCCATAATTCCTTGAACAAATGCATCAGGTGCAGAAGGGTCCGCAACAATATCTGCTGCAGTTGCAAGCATAAAATCTTCACCAACTTCATTAAAACCTTCTTTAGTTTGACGCAATGAACCAATTCCTCTAGAAGAAACTCCTAAACAAACACCTTCTTTAAGAAGAGATTCGGCAATCTTACCCATTGGAGTTGATAATATTTGCGCTTTACCGATAAAGTTATTTCCCTCTCTTTGCAAATCAATAATTTTATGTGAAACTTTATCTAAATTTATGGTTGGACCATCTGGGTGTCCAAGTTCACCTAAAGCACGACCTTTATTGATGTACTGTTCTGTATATCTTTTTACTTCTCTTTCCATAATGGAAAGAGGATACATACGACCATTACGATTTACACATTCTGCTTGAAGGAATGGACCTCTTATGCAAAGTCTTTGATTCTTTCCAGTTCCTTCTGTAAGAACCTCTACCTTTTCGATTTCTTCCCTAATGAGTTTCATTTTAGGCGTTTCCTGTAATTTGAACTTGCTGATAATATAAAGTTCCGTCACCTACACCAAAAACAGATACTTTATTTGAAGTTATAATGGTTGCATCTGGATTATTGAAAGAAGTAACAATTCCACTTGAATCATAATCAACAGTCATTCTTACTTGGAAATAACCATTTACTCCAGATGATGTATCAACTGAAATAACTTTTTGATGAGTAAAGTCATGATATGTTGAACCAGTTAATGTTACATAATCTCCGACACCAAAAGGAACTTGCATTCCTTCTGGCACATTAACAATCGTTGTTGTTCCAGTAGTGATTCCAGCAACTCTATTTGATGCTTTTGTCAATGCAAGAGTTTCTGCTGATCCTGAAGAAACATAATAATCAGTTGTTGATGCCGATGGAGTTGCTCCTACAGAAACATGAGCACCACCACCAACGGCAACAACTCTAATGACACTTGATTGGACGGAAAATGCTGTAGATGTCGTCGCAGTTCCAGATGTAAATGCAACCGATGATCCAGCACCTACTGGTTTATGAGACATTATTTTAATTAATACACTTTTAGTTATTTATTTATTATTCTTCTTCAGATTCAATAGAATCTTCTCCAAATAAATTTGCTGCAACTTCTGGTCTAAAATTATCAATTTTTTCTGCAGATTTTGCAAAAAGAATATCTTTTATTTTATCACTGATTTGTGAAGGAGACTCATCAGAGATAATCATATCCATAAGTTCATCCATTGTTTCTTTTCAAGTTATAATCTCTTATATTTATATGGTTCCACCCTTAGGCATCTTCATCGGACCAATATTAGATTCGGCAGCACTTCCATCTGCATTTACTGTTGAAGCATCAACTTCTGGTTCCATGACAGGTTTACCTAAATCCATTTGTGCATTTGAGTCGAGAGGAGCACCTGTTTCTGGGTCAGTTGGAATAGTTGGGTCAGGAATAATTCCCTTTTCAATTTCTTTTTTAATTAATGCATCTTCTTCAAGAATTTCTTGATCAGTTTGGCGAAGAATCTTTCTTCTTAAATAATCTTGAGAAAAATATTTCCCAACATACGGTTCTGCAGTTTGAACCATTGCAAGTCTTTCATTAAGAAGTTCTGCTTCTTTTAACTCTGCAAAGTGATTATCATACAAGAAATCATATTGAATGTGCTCTTCCATGATTTCCCAATCTTCGGGAGTAATAATATTTTTGAGAATTAATTGGGTTTTCAACATATCATTAAACATGTATGAAAATCTTTTTCTCAATCTTGCAACAAATTTGCTGAATTTTACTTCATCTCTAAGAATTTCAGACGATCTGCCCAAGTTAAATCCACCTTCTCCATCCATTCTTGATGGTGGTACATTGAGTGATCTATATAACTTTTTCTTGAAATACTCAATATCTGTAATTTCTCCAAGATTTTGTCCACCGGGAAGAGTGGAAATTTCTGTACCTCTTCCACCTTCACGACGAGGTAACCAAAAATCCTCAAGCATACTCATAAATTTTTTATCATCACGAATTTCTCCAGTTGATGCATCGTAAACAAGTTTATTGCGATATCGCATCATAACGTCACGTAGATATTGTTCTGCTTTTACTTTGGGAAGATTTCCAACATCAATATAAAAAATTCTTCTTTCTGGAGCACGAGATAATCTATAGATAACAAGTGAATCCTCGATCATACGAAGTTGATTGAGTGACTTGATTGCTTTATGAAGATATGAAAGAGTTGATCCTTTGTTTCTATCAACAAGACCAGAAGTACAATAAGTAACAGAATCTTTTGTCATTTTAATTCCACCAGTCCCACCTAATGCCGATGGGTTATTGGTTGGATAATTCATTTTTGGATTATAAATAAAATATTCCTCAATTTCAGGAAACTCATAATTCATTGGATTGTCAGTATTTACATTTGATAATCTGAAATTATCTTTATTTTTTTTCTTTTGTTGACGAACATAACGCATTTTCATTGCGTCCATATAACGAAGTTCTTGAATGCCTTCGTGTGGATTTTTAAGATCAATTACTTTATGGTAATATAATCTTCCATCAATATACCAATTTCTATAAATTTCGTGAGATTTTCTATCAAAATCTAAGAGTTCTAAAATATATTTAAATTCTTTTCTTATTTTTGTTTTAATTCCATCACTAGCATTTAAATTTGACAATTCAATTTGAATAGGACTATCATTAGTATCCGACACAATAGCTTCATTTACAATATCTTCAATAGCACTATCACATTCTGGATGAAGTGCCATTTCACGATATCGTTTAATTAAATCAAATTCTGTTCTATATACCCCCTCAAGATCAACATATGAACCAAAAAATCCACTTGTCAGATAATGATCAACCCCGTCCTCATTATTAGGAGGAACGGGGGAAACTGTTGATGGCGATAATTGTTCATTATCTTCAATAGAAAATCCAAATAATTTTGCCATAATTTATTAATCTAATGAACTTCTTTCTAATATTTATGCAATAAAATTATGCTTCATCTCTAGTATTAGCACCTGGCTCCCAGTACTGAACTTGGAATTCTACAGAATATTCTTCTATAGTATCACTTGTATCATATGAAAGATCAATTGCAGAAATATTTGTTGGAAAAATATCATAAAATGTATAAGTTTTTAATGGAGTAACGGATGTTCCACTTATAGCTGATGAATTTGAAGTAGATTCTCTTCCATTATCAGCACCTCTTCCTAATTGGTGAACAAGTGCATTTGTCATATAAGATGTAGGATTAGTTGCTCCTGTGTTATTGGAGTTCTTACTAATTCCTTGCATCCATGCCTCAAAAGCATTTCTGAGTAAGAAGTTTTCGTCATTGATGATAGTAACAGTCCAAACATCAAAAGTTCTATCACCTGCAACTTTTAATGCACGTCCTCTAAAAGGAACTTCAATTGGTGCAATATTTGATGCAGGAAGAGCAGCAGCTTTACACATAAATTTGAATAAATCAGATTCCTGATTATCACCAGTCCTCCAAACATTTGCACCAGCAGCAACAGGAAATGATGGAATTTCAACTTCAAATAAATTTGGTCTTGCACCACCTCCAGCAAGTTTTGATTTGAAGGCAGTGATTGTTCTGAGTGTAGACATTTTGAATTTCTCCTTTTGTGATTAATTTGAATTAGATTAAACAGATCCAGCCACTTCTTCAAAACTTACCCCTGTTCTAGTGGCAACAAAGGTAAGTGTTATGTAATTGATTGACTTTGTTGGTTTCAGGAAAATATCAGCTCTAAATTCATTATTGTCAATCACTTCTGGAGTATTATTTGATTCGTCGCAAATCACGACAAAATCATAAATTCCTCTCTTTGCTTGAACATCACGCAAGTATGGTTCAACAATATTGACAAAATTTGATCTAGTTGTTTGATCATTTAATTCAAACAATTGTGCTTGTGCAGATCTTTCAAGTGCTTGTTCTACAGTTAAGAACAATCTACGAACATTAATTCTATCAAAAGCAGATGGGTATGAAAGGGCAGTTTTATCACCAAAGAGAAGAACTCCAATACCTGGTTGATTTACAATAGCATTAACTCTTTGAGTATAAAGAGTATCTCTTTGGGATCTTGAAGGATTATATGCAAGTTTAATTGCATTATTTAAAATTCCTCTTTGTTGTCCAGCAGGAGAGAACCAAGGAAATCCTGTAACATTTGTTCTAGACATCAATCCAGCAATGTCTCCATTGCAAGGAATATATCTGAATACATTGTTAAAACGATCATAAGTATACTTATACCCACTATCAAAAACTGCATAAGAGGATGATGTAATTGGTGAGAAGAATCTCGTTACATTATCTGTTTGAGTATCTGTATTTGTAATGTCAACAACACCTGATCTATGTGGAGAAATGACAGCAATACAATCTTTTCTACTTTCTGCAATAGAAATTAATTTATTTGCTTTTGCTTGAGATTCTGATTCGTCAAGAAGACCAGGACCATTTAACAAATAATCTACTTGAATTTCATCTTTATTTGCAAAAAGATCATATGATGCTGAAATTTCCCCTAAAGTTGCCACCATTCCACCTGCCGCAGAATAATCAACACCCGAACCTAATGAATAAGTTACATTTCCTAATGCACTAAAAGTAGTTCCTTGTGCAGTTTGTCCCCACAAACCTTGTCCAATAGTGTACTGAGTAAATGACGTGGAGAATCCAGTTGCAACAGGAACTGTTCCATGATGTGTATCTTCTGCTTGTGATGGATTGTATCCAGCATAAAGATATTGTGAAAAATCTGCGAGATAATTCTTATACCATGTCTTTTGAGGAGAATTGACTTGAGATACGGAATCAAGTGCTTTTGAAATACTTACATGTTTTTCAAGAAGATTACCTTGAATTCCTGTAATTGAACCTGTGTCATCTACAATGGCGATATGCATAGCATCATTTTTACCGTTTCTAGCAACGGAATATGCATTAGTTCTTGGTTTTGGTGCAATTGACTTCCAGTAAATAACTGAATTTGTAAGACCAAGAGTTTGTTGATCATACCAATCAAGAACCTGTCCAGCAGATGCTCCAGAACTTGCAGAAAGTCCAGTATTAATTCCAGAATTATTTACAAAATAAAGAGTATCTGACTGCTCAAATGATGCTACTGAATTACCCTCAGAATATGTAATTTCAGTTTCTGTTCCATCAGAAGAAACTCTTGAAAGAACCTTTACATCAATTGTGCTACTTCCAGATGTAGAATCTGTGGAAACTCCCGTGATAATTCCTTTCAGATAACCATTAAAGGAAGTAGTTGTTCCTACACCTGCGATTGAAGTATTTGTAATCGCAGAAGTAATTCCATACCCAACCTGAGCTCCAATATTTGCAAGATCAGTTGTAGTAATCCCAATTGTTTGATCTGCAAAATCATCAATAAAACAAACTTTCATGCTATTTGCCCAAGAACCAGGGTTCTTAGATGCATAAACAAATTCTACACTCTCTCCCGACCAAGTACTATTGTAATTGTCGTAATTTTTTATTTTAAGATTTGTTGTGGATGCGTATCCTACAGCAGCATTTGAATTATTTAAGGAAGATCCATCAACTCTTGCAATCTTAAGAACACCACCATATGAAAGGAATGATGATGCCGTCATCCAGTATTCGTACTGAGCATCAGTCGAAATTGGCTTTCCGAAAGTGTTGATTAATTCTTGTTCTGTTGTAATATCAATTGCTTGCTCTACTGGACCAATAGCAAAAGGACCTGCAATTGCACCAATAGAATCCAATACATTATCAGCTCTCCCAACAGTTAAGTCAACTTCCCTAGTAAGTACTCCAGGAGACAATTGAGGAGTCGCCATGTTTTTCTCCGTAAATCTCAGTTTATCTAAAAAATATTTATTAAAAAACTACTTTCTAAAAGGAAAACATGACATGAACATTCACCAATCGGGATATTCCCAAGATACTATAGATTTTGATTTTTTCTTTAAGTTTTTTACTCTTTTTATAGAGCATTCTTTACACTCATAAGAATATGAAGAAGGAACCGGACCTCTTTCCTTATGAGTTCTATAAAAATCTTCTATTAAATTTTTCATTTTTCCACAAGATCTACATTTTCTGTCGGTAAGTAATAAGTGACTGAGTTTTATTTGCTTATCAAGATCCATTACATATACTCCCACATATATGATCTATCTCCATATTCATCAGTAAACCACCGATCACCATCAACATCAACAAAGCTATTTGAGTCTAACCCATCAGAAATAAATCCAAAGGGTGCCATATCCTGTTCAATTTGATTCTTTTGCTCTTCATATAATCTTTTTCTAACATCTTGATCGGTCAATTCTTTAAAATAATCTTGTGCAACTAACCAAGCATAAATCACAAGACACATAGCTAAGTCATCATTACATCCTTCTTCTGCCTCAAAAGAATTGCTTTTTGATATAAAAGTAGTAAGTTCAGAAATAATCTCATAATCATTGAAAATTAGTTTATCTTCCTCTATCATAGCCTTGAGATTCAAAGATCCAATTTTTTTCACTGTTTTGGACATCTTAACTCCAAGTTGAGTCTTCTTTCCAGAGAATCCTTGCCCAACAATTTGTCCTGCTCGTCCTCTCATAGAACACATTAGTAGATTTTGATATTCCAAATCATATTGAAGAATACTTGCAACCTGATCTCCAATATCATTTACTTCACATAGAATAAATGCCCCATTATAACTTCTTGCTATTTCATATATTATATTTGGAAATAACATCGGTTTAATTTCATTATTTCGATATTTTGCCACAACTTTATGTGGAAATTGTGTAATATCAATAACTACAAATGCCGAGTAATCTTCACTTACTCCTCTTGCCACATCGACAGTAATTACATAGTCATGATCATCTTCTGGATCTACATATACATCTAATCCCGCATTTCTTTTTTTCGGTTGATCATAAACAAGACTTCTGAGTTTACTTGGAGCAATCAAAGTATCAACAGATCCTAAAAATTCACACTCAAACTCAACTTTAAACTGCTGCTCGGAAGTGTTTGCAATTGTCTGTGCTTTCCACTTTTCATCTCTTCCTGGAACTTCACTCCAGTGAACATCGGTTGGAATATATTCATTCTTTCTTTTCTCTGCATCGTGCCACATACGGTAGAAATGATTCATACCGTGTGGAGTAGAAACAACAATTACTTTTGTGTTTTGTCCTGCAGTAATTGTTGGATATACAGATGCAAAGAATGAATCTGCGATGTGATTCGGAACGAATGCAAATTCGTCCAAAAATAGGATATTGAATGACATACCACGAACCGCAGAAGCAGAAGTAGAAGCAGCCAAGATTTTACTTCCATTTTCAAGTTCCAAAGATCCTT